AACAAATTAAATCTTATCCTGGTTTGGATAGTATCTAATTGGTTTCCTATCATCCCTATTGAGACTCGTAATCTTGTATTACGAACATGGATTGATTTAATCAAGACATGGATTTCCAATAATGGAATGTCTCACACAATTAAGCGTATTAAATTAATACGTTTAATTGTGACCCGGTATCTATGTGGTCAACCTTTAATGGTTAATGACCTCATGGTTGGAGTATCCAAAGATGGATTTCCAACTAGTATTCTTTTTATGAAAGATTTACTAGATTCTGGGGAGTCACAATCTGTTAGTTTTGTTCTAACACTACTCGGGATTTCCCGGGCACTGAAAGCAGAAGGTAAAGTTAATTATAACTCTATCTCTGATCCTTTTAAGGGAGTTTCTAAAACTCTTCCTAAAGATTTTATCAATCTTTTTGTGAAGGACTTTTGCCTTATTATGGAGGATAACAAGATTACTGTACGTGATTTCTTTTTAACATTGAAATCAGGGCCTCTCGGTGGTCCAGCTATTTTATTAGCTCACCACGCTACCCGTTATTTTACGGGACGTAACCTTTGGGGATTAAATATCCTTTTAGGTGAAGAGGGCATGAGATGGTTTAAGGAGTTATTCTTGAACACGAAACTCTTGAATAAAGAGAATTCGCGAAATCGAAAACTTCATATCATCCATGATCCTGAATTGAAAGAACGTGTGATTGCAATCTTTGATTACATATCACAACTGGCCTTTGAGCCATTATCTCAATATTTGTTTAAAACATTGAGATCTATCCCTCAGGATAGAACGTTCACTCAGGATCCCAGAATTCTTGATAAAAGAAATGGGGAACTTTTCCATTCATTGGATTTAAGTTCTGCCACAGATAGATTTCCGATTGATCTACAAGTAGATCTCTTGGATTCTATTGAACGTGCTGGTAACAAACCATACCGAGGAATCGGAAAGGCTTGGAAATCATTAATGGTTAATGAACCATTTTTGACACCAGAGGGTGATCTAATCACTTATAGTGTAGGTCAACCAATGGGAGCACGATCTTCATGGGCTACTTTTACACTGTCTCACCATTTGGTGGTTCAGTTTGCAGCTCATAAATGTGGGCAGTATCCCTTTAAGGAATACATCCTGTTAGGTGATGACATCGTTATTTATAATAATGATGTTGCACTAACATACAAGGAGGTAATTAACTCTTTAGGAGTTGATTGCTCTCCAAGTAAATCACATACGAGTGAAAACACGTATGAATTTGCAAAACGTTGGTTCCGTAATGGAATCGAAGTTTCGGGTGTGCCTCTTAAGGGATTTCTCGCAAACTGGAAGAATCCAGTTTTACTATTCCAAGATATACTTTCATTAGTATATTGCGGGCGAGGACCTAAATCCATTATTAATAGCGTTCAACTTGCTATAGACCTTTTAAAGGGGCTGGGTTATACCAGATCTCAATTGAGATTCTATTCAAGTATGTTTAATGATATCCGATTTACTTATCGTGTATCATTAGATTTTCCG